GTCAATGGGCTGGGCGAGGGTGGTGGGGGCGAAGCGTGACTGGAGCTCGCTGATGATCTCCTCGTTCGTCATCTGATCGAGATCGATACCCAGATTGTCGAGAATCCGAGAGAGTTGCTCGACCTCGGGGGGCAACGTCTCGGGTGCCTCGCGGAGCGTGTCCAGCAGGGGGGCAATATCGACCCGCGCCAGTTCCTCGGCGGGCGTGGTCGGCGGGGCCACCTGGCCCTCAGGTCCCTCTACCTCCATCGCTTCCAACTGCTCGAATGCTTTCTCCCCAGCGACACCCTCGGCACGCCTCTCGGCATGCGCCTGCATGAGGCTCGCCACAAACTGGGCATCCTCGGGGCGCATCACTCCCTGGCGGATCAGCTTCTCGAGAACCGTCTGCGCGGCCTGCTCGCCACGAGAGGGTGCTGCTGCCTCCTGGGCTTGCTGCTGCTTCTCGGCCAGTTGCTGCCGCAGTTCCGCCAACTCCGGCGCCTCGGCCACCGGCTCAGCCACAGCCTCGGCGGCGCGGGGCGGCTCGCCTTCGATGGGCTGCTCCAGTTCAGCTATGCGTGCCTCCAGGTCAGCAATCTCTTGCTCTATCGGAGGCGCCGCCAGAGCTTCCATCTCAGCGTCGAGGGCTGCCTCGTCCTCGGCTGATGTGGCGTCTACCTCTGACACGCTGCGCTCGCCTAGGCCATGCCGCACCACACCCTTCAGCGTCTCATGGTGCTCGTTCAGATGGGTCACATAGTCGGCAACCGGCACCACAACGTCGCCACCCGTTGCCAATGCCTCGGCCAGTTGCCCAAGCACCCCAGGCATCGCCTCGCCTAGAGCCTCGTCCTCTTGGAACAACTCCACCAGATTCTCGGCAGGGACGTAGAGGTTCGTATCCCCGGCACCCTCTTCGAGCATCCCCTGGACCCACGTCCGCACCGCATCGAGATCCGCACCCGTGAGCTCGCTGCTGCCCACTAGCTCATTCAGGGCGTCGAGTTGCTGCTCCTTGGCCTGTGTCTTTCGGTTGAGCGCCACACGCTCACTCGCGAGGACGATAGGCGCGGCGCCCACCTGGATGGCGCTACCCACCACTGCACCCGCAGCCGCTGCCTTCAGAACTCTCTCGACGTTTTCCCATGACCAGAAATCTACCTCCTGGCCGGTGGTCGCCTCGACTAGGATCTCCGCTCCCGCGATGTTGACCACTTCCTGCAGTCCCTCGGTCCCGCCCTCAACAGCCATCGCCTTGGCCATGCGCTTCGCGAAGGAGATGAGATAGGGGCGCAGGGTCTTGGACTTGATAATTTCCGTTGCACCCTCGCTCGTCAGTCTGCCTTTGAGCCTCGAGAGCCCCGTGATCCGCAGCAGCAGACCAATGCCGCCCACCTCCATGCCCGCATTCAGTACGCCCACCAGCATCGCCATGCCACGGATGGCATCATGCGGGATTACTTCCCCAGACTCCTGAAACACCTCTTCGGCAATATCCAGAAACTCCGCGTAAGCGTTGCCACCCTCCAGCACAAAACTCCCGTAACCTGCGCCCGCCACAGCACCACCACCGGCAAATACCGCCGCGCCCGGACCAGAGCCCAAACCCACCAGGCCCGCACCCGCCGCAGTCGTTGCCGAGTAGGTGGCAATCGACGCCAGCACCGGAGCCTGCTCCGCGAGCAGTGCAGCAACATCATCCACATAGCCCGGTACGTCAGGCACCTCGGGCCAGTTGCGGCGCATGTAGTCAAACCGCACCCGGTCTGCATCACTCGCCAAATCCAAATAGACGCGGGTGCCGAGTTTGCCTACCTCGGTCATGTGAACCCCACGGGCATAACCGGCAGACAACACGCTGGGGGTTGGTGCTCCCAGTGTCCGTAGGTCAATCGCGTCCGCGATGGCTCGCGTATTCTCGGGATTCTGTAGGGCTATCGGCGCCAGCGGACCTTCGAGGAACGAAGCCCAGGCCGGGCTGTTCTCGACGCGCACCGGACCCAGTTGCTGGTACGCATCGCGGGCACGCACCTCGGGAATATCAAGCTCCGCCACAGCCCAGGGCACACCCGTTCGCCTCTGGAGTTGCAGAGCCTCCGCACGCTGGGGGGCGGGCTCCTTCGCCAGCACGTTGGCGCGGGTTCGCAGGTTGGCCCGCTGCCGCTCCAGCGCATCCTCATCGCCCCAAACGTCGGCAATGATTCGCTTGGTGCTCTCGCTCGAGAAGGTGGGCGCAGTCACCTAAGTGACCCGGCACGCATCTGCAGGAGATCATCCTTGCGGATGGCCCACACCAGTTTGACCGACTCGAAATCTACAGCGTCACCGATTGTCGCCCGGCCCCCTATGCGCTCAGACAATTCCGGTGACAGTTCCCGCTGCCGAATCTCGTCCTCTACCTCTGCAGGGATGGCACCGAGTCCATACTGTGGCGATTTCGGGTCTAGCAGTTCCGGCGTAATCTCGTAGACACGCACAGTGTCCTCGGTCCAGTTAGTCCAGCTTTTAGCGTCTAGCACCACCTCGCGCTTCAACTCGCTGGCAATGTCGCGCATTTCCTGGGGATACAACCACTCCCGTTTCTCTTGCTGCTGCTTCGCAAGAATGAAGTCCTCGAACGTCTCTATCAGTTGCTGCCGCTCCAGCAACTCTGCATCGTTCTTGCCACTCAACTGCGCTGGGGTCCAGTCTTTATCCAACTCGACCAGCAACTGCTGTAGCACGGCATTGCTGCGCGTACCGTGAATGACGTACTTACTCGTCGGACCCGCCTGCTGTATTTTCAGCAACTCGTCCATGTGGGTCTGCTCTAACAGCGTGTATATGGCGGGCGTGTCATCCTCTGTCCCCATCTCTCCATCCGCGCCGGGACCTGGGGAGTAAAGGTCAAGGCTGAAAAACTCCTTCTGCTCTGGCCCCACGGAAAACGCCTGGCTACGCAGGCCCTCAAAGATTTGCCTAGACGCAAACTTTCTGGCGTCTTTGACTGATTGCGAGGTCGGTGTGACAAGGCCAAGCAATGCCTCGGTTTCGGACTGACTAAACCCATTGTCGGCTGCGAACTTCAGAATGCTTGCCGCATCGCGCTCGCCGGCCTTGATCTCGTGGTAGATTTGCTCACGGAGGGTGCTCTTGGCGAGGTCGGATAGCTCTTGATCCTTCCCAACCTGATGCTCTACGAGGGCAACCACCGCAGACCGGAGTTTTCCCTTGTAGCGACTGCGGGCAGCAGCCACTCGTTTCTGCGGGTCAGGGATAGACTGTCGCAAATCATCCGCTGCCGCTTGCGCCTCTAGCAGCAAGCCATCGGTCTGCTGCCGATTCTCGATATTTATCTTTAGCTCTGCGCCCTGGGCTGCACTCCAGAGCCCGTCCTTTACCCCCTGGTTGACTGCCGCAATGGCATCCTCAACCAACAGTTGCCGGGTTGCGATGTCAGAAGTATTCGCAGCCTGGTCCATCTTCGATTCGATGAGCATCGACACATTGGCCCGGCTCGAATCAATCTGTGCCGCGCGTACACCCTGGGCGACACCCATCCGCCCACGCTCTAGGGTGCCAGCAAAACGCTCGTCAAATAGACCCTGGAACTTCGGGTAATTCAGACTCTCGCGGAACTCATTGGCGATCTTCTGCGAGCCCGTTGCAAACTGCTCGTTACGCCCATTGTGATCCGGGTTCGCATCGACCTCGAGTTGCAGATTGTTGAGGCTGCTGGTGGCATTGGCGAGGGCACCGGATACCCGCGAGGTCATCTCCGCCTCGAATAGACCCGCTGCGAGTTCACCACCTCGCTCGAACTCCTGGCCCAGCCGCTCCATGCCAGGACCCGCACCGAAGTCGGCTGCCGATGCAGCCCGGCCTAGCGAAGCCTCTTGAGCGATAACCTGGGGAATCTTAGGCATCAGGTCGTTCCACCCGTTCCGTAAATAGACAGACCCAAGTTTGCCACCCGGCTTGCTCCACCGAGTATGGATGCACCCGCACCGAGACGGCCCTGGCGCATTGCAGTGCGTCCGCGTGCCCGCTCGAGGGCTGCCGTCTGCCGGCCTGCGATCTCAGCGTTCAGCGCATCCTGCTCGTACTCACCCGCATTCCGGGCCAGAGCCTCGAGCCAGCCACCCTCTTCTGCAGTGACACCACTCTTGCCCGCCATCTGCGTGAACTGCGCCGATATGGCTCGACGGCCCAACCGGCGCCTGCGGTGCGCCTCCTGGTCTGCCTGCATCTTCGCTATCGCAGCGTTGTATTTCGCCGCTGCATTCGCAGCCTTCGCGTTCTGGATCGACCCGATGGCACCCAGGATCGAACCCACCAGGGTGCTGCCTACGGATGCGCCTAAGAGGGCGCCCGTGTACGGGGAGCCTGTCGCTGCCGCCGGAGATGAATACTGCGTTGCGATAGGTGATGCAGTGACAGTTGATCCTACCAGCATGTCAGCGGTCCTGTGTCGCCACCTGCGGCATGATCGCAATCACCGTGCAGGGTTGTGGCAGTGTGTGCTTCAACGTCAAGCGGCCAGCCTTCTCGTAGCCCGCCGGCCAGGGCAAAATCTCCGTGTCCCCATTGAATAGCGGCACCGGGGTGTCCATCGGGTCATTGCCGTCACGCAGGTGCAACTCGTCCATATCCGCAGTCACATCCGTGGCGCCGTAGTAGAGGCCGCTGCCGGTCTGATCCAGGCGCAACACCACATTCGTGAATCGCTTGGTCTTGCCCTGTGACGTGCCATCAGCAGCACCGGCATCGAGACGCATGGTCTGCAGGGTCGCGTCATAGCCTAGACCCACTTGCACCGTCGAGGCTGCAACGTCGAGCGTGATCGCACCCCCGCTCACGGTCTTGTCGGCGTGGGTGGCACCATTGGCGAGGATCGAAACCGTCTCACCCTCGAGGTGATCGAGCCCGGTAATCGAAGTCGTTGCAATACGGATCTCGCTGGTTTCTGGAGAGCCAGCAACGAAGGTGCCGAAATTCGAGCTATCCACATATCCATCGGATATGCGGTCTGCTATCCCGCCACTCGAGTATGTTCCTGTTCCACTAAACGGATCATCGTCGCTCTCTTCCAGAGAAAAGGTGTCATCGTCCGTGACCGTAATATTGTAGTAACCATCATTCACGTTGGTCATGCCCACAACGCCAGAGATATAGACCACATCGGTAGAAGAGAACCCATGACCCAACGCAGTGACCACAGAGGGTGTGGCGGTTGTGATGTTCGTGATCAGGGCAGTCAATCGCGTTACAGATGGATCAACCAGACTGAAATCGAGTCTCCCAGACGTTGGTGACGATGCATGATGCACCTCGAATCTGCGCCCATTCAGTTCAGTCATGCCTACCACGTCTTCAATATCTATCAGCGTCCCATTCTCTAGCCCCGTATCCTTTACGCTCGCTGCGAAACTATACGAGAGGCCCACCGCATTGGTCACGATTACCGCTGGCAATGATTTATGAGCCAAAAAAATCCCACAGCTTGCTTGACCCGTTGCGGTGATGGTCGCATTGGTCGCCGGCACAACATTGTCGAGCGTTAGCCCAGAGTCCACGAAAAACGCTTCATCGAGCTCATTGGTGCGGACCCACTCCGACTCGAGATATTCGATATGCCGGGTTTCGGTGCCACCGATCTTGCGGTTCACGATCATCCAGAGTTGATCCTGGTCGCCATCAGGGTGCGGGATCACCGCAATGCTCTCGACCTTGGCGTCGGTGCCACCGATCACATGACGGTGCCAGGCTGTGACTTGCTGCTCCCGGTCGAACGTGAACCCCAGCAACTGCCCATCGGCCAACGTCGCCCACACGATCCGATTCGGTTCCTGCTGGTACGCGAGACGGGTCAGACCTCCTAGCGTGATGTGGTCCGCAAGCACCGTCATGTCCGGGGAGACGTAGGAACCCACCGTATCGTCATACACAAACTCGCGCAGCTTGCGACCGGCACGCTGGGCAAACAGGAGCGACTCGCCTACCCGCTGCGGATTGACGTTGCCCTTGCTGCCGTAAGTCGAATGCCGAACCACTCGCACATTGCCCGCTACCAGCGCTTCCGATTCGCTCGAGGCTGAAACAACGAACTCACCGCCAGCAGTGCCCGCTACCAGAACCTTGCCGGCATTGATCCACTCGATGACATTGACCTGATCGGTATTGATGGTGAAGATCAGCGCAGACTCATCGAGATCGACAATCTTATGGTTCTCGTAATCGCTAGTCTGCGAGGCCCACAGGGTCTGCGGATCGCCCGCAGTCCCGGCCCACCAGAGTCGATCCTCGAAGAATGTGACGCTGGATGGATAACCGTTCCGCCCCGTCCAGGCACCATGCGCCCAGCGGTGGGTAGTCGCAGCCGTCACACTTTTCGGCAACTGCTTTACAACGTCTGCCGTCGCTGACGTGCCACTGGCAACTGCCGTAATGGTCACATAACCGTCGCCACTGTGGAGATATTCCCAACTCCATGTCCCATCCAACTCCGTTCCGAACTCGTGGATCGGCGCGCTGGTGCCGGTCTTCCCCTCACTGTTCAAGTTCTTGAGTTCATACACGTTGCCATCGTAATAGAACTCCGCTCCCACACTAGCGGTGCCGTCTCTGGCATAATTGTCCAACTTGCTTACAGCTTCCCATCGTCCGTGATTGGAGCCAATAATCTCCGACAGACGGAACTGGCCCCCGATCATATCTGCACTAAATACTGACCCACCCGTAGCAGTCAGCGTGATGCCATCACCCGTTACAGCAGACGCCAGCACCGTAATCGTCTCATCAAGATTTGTGGGAGAGAACGGAACAAAATCAAACTCGATAATGTCGAGCGACCAGGCATCATGGTTGTAACGGATCAGCTTGCGAGGGTTTCTGTCAGGGTGCGCGATGTAGAGCACATCAGCAGATTGGGCGATCTGGATCTTGTCGAGCCCAGCCTCGAGAAACGGGGTCGTTAGCGTGAAGACCCGCTGGGATCGGCCAGGGCATGCCGTAGCCGTAGAAGTGCTCGCGCCCGCGCCGACACTGTCCAGAAGAGTAAACGTGTCCTCTGTGACGCTACTGACGTACCAGGATTGATCGTCTATCTCGGCACGGCCCGTGCCTGCAATGTAGACATAATCTAAATTATTGAACCCATGCCCCGCTGATGTAACCCGCACCGGAGTCGCGTGACTCGTCGCCGTGACCGTCTTCTGGGCTGTGGCACCGGGCGCCGAACTGCCATTGAGCTCGAACGTATCCGCAGTGAGTTGATTGACCACCCAGTAGCGATTATCGAGAGACGCTAGCCCCGTGTCGCTGATGAAAACCTGATCGTTGTCCACCAGACCGTGGCCCGGCAGAGTCACCACTACCGGCGTAGCGTTGGTGGTTGCAGAGATATGCTGCATCGGTGTGGCAACGCCACCAGAGACGTAGGTGGCAGACGTACTCGAACCAGTCAGGGCAAAGGTGTCATCCGTACGCGCAGAGACGACAAACACCTTATCGTTAACGTCTGACGTGATCCCCGTCATACCAGTAATCGTGACCTTCGCGTCGTTCTGCAGACGATGGCCCGGCGAAGTCACAACGATGGGGCTGGCAGTCGTAGCAAAGGTGATGAGCTTGCCGGCGGTGACTGCCGTCGAGTCATCGTATCCAGCCTCTAGGACTGGACCCCCGTTGCGGTAGGCCCGCATGTACTGGTCACCGAACTCAAGAATATACGCCTGGTCTGTGCCGAACTCGAACGGGATCAGCCGGGTGGCCTTCGATACGTCCTTCACTTCCTTGACGAAGCGAGTGCCACTACGCTTGCGGACTGCACCCGGCACCAGTGGGAAAAAGTTTTCCATCTTGGTGCAGCCAGCGGCGTACTTGGCGAGATCAGTGCGGCCCTCAATGGTAGGGCTCAACTCGCCTGCGTTGAACGAACTCTGGATCGGAGAGGCTTTCGCCATGAAGCTAGAGCCTCGCCAGGACCCAGTCGTCCTCCTCGAATGGCATCGGGCTCTGCTCCTGCCCATCAGCCATGCGAGCACGCGACAGAATCTGTTCGTATTCAACGAGCGCACGCTCTCGCTTCGTATTGCTCTGCGTCAACTCCTCGCAGAGTTCAATCGCCAGGCGAGCCGCAATCGCAGACACCAGCATGGAGTCGTATTGATTGGGGTCTTCCTCGCGCCGCACATAGCGCACCGATAGCGGCGAGCCCTCGTCTGAGAGCAACTTCCGGCCCTCGACCACCCAGGGCAGCCGCGTATCGTAGAGCTCGACTACCCGCAGGCAGTCAGAGGGAAGCTGATACTGATCGTCATATCCGAAGGCAGGCGCGCTCGAGAGCTTCGCCAGGGTGGTGCGCGTGATGACAGAGTTCCAGGGATGGGAGCGGAGCACTTCGTCACGGACATGCGCGTAGGCACTGTTACAGGCTCTTGCCTGCTTGGTGTCATCCGTTAGCGAAGTGATCCGCGCCTCACCTACACGCGAGAGCGCCCGGTTGCAAATATCCGTTTCGCTGGGCATCCACCCTCACGCTTAGTCGCCGGAGGTGTAATAGAACTCCATCATAACTTCCCAGGCGGTATTGGTCGTAGCCTCGGTAGGCACGATGGCGATATCCCACTGCTCCATCGGATCGGATGTGTAGGACGCTGCGCCTAGAGTAGCCATCTCCCAGAGGGTCTTGCCAGAGTCGATTCCACCTAGCGTCCCTGACTCAGAGTTGGGCAGAATTTCAATCTGCTCCCGCGCAGCCGCCTTTACATCGTATGCAGACATAAACAGATCGGCATCAATCACTGCGCCGTCGTGATTCGTTCCTGCCTTGTACAAGCCTACGTCGATGAGGCCGCCCGTGCCGGCATCGGAGCAGTGGAAGTAGCCCCAATTGAGTCGATCTGACGACGAGAACGTCTTCATGCGGACCACTTCACCAATCGCCACAACTGCATCGAGCGTGATGGCGGCCCTTGTGTAACGCATCCTTGCATGACCGACACCAGCATTAGCGCGGACCTGTGTGTCAAGAACCTGCGGCGTGCTAGGTGCTGCCATTAGTTCAGAGTAGAAAGATGCCATGACTCCACGGCTCCTTGTTCTTGCTTGCGATGATTAGGGACCGGCACGACTCCGCACCGGCCCCATCACATCAGTTCGCTACACGTCAGCCGAGATCTTCACGACCTTGCCTGACTCGAGGCGAGTCGCCCCGATTGTTGCCTTGACGTAGACCTGCGTGCTGAAGGACTTATCCGCACGGGCTTCGATCCGAGTAGTCAGATCGTTCCAGACCGTGAGGTGCATCCCAGACTTCGCCCACATCGGGCAAAGCGTCGGATCATCCCCAGCACCCGGAATGCGCTCCGTGGTGATGAAGTTGATTCCCAGGAATGCACGCACTCGACCATCTACCAGCACCTTAGTGCTGTTACTGTCGATGGTCTGGAGTTCGTCCATATTCAGGAGGTCTTCATGCTGCGCTGCGGTAATCGCCATATAGATGGTGTCGTTGTCGAGATCGACCTCGTTCGCCATCAGAATGCGCTTACCTTCGAGCAGTTGCTCGATGGTCAGCACACCACCGGTACCTGCAGCCACGGTCGTAACCGAGGTGCCCAACTCGTCGGTGGATCCGTTCTCGCCCGTCTTCGCAGTTGCAAAGAAGGCACCCAGGATCTCATCGTCAATGGCACGCCCAATCGCGTAGGCACCATTCACCGCATAGGGACTCTTCGGGTCGATGAGCATGCGGACCTTGTCCTGGTCATCGATCAGATCCGCCCACTCGTAATCCACCGGAAACGTCCAGCGTGCTGAGTGCGGGGTGTCGATCAGCGGCGTATCTGCGTGCCGCGTCGTTCGCTTCACCGCATTGACCGCACCCACCTGCTCGACAACCTTGGCTGCCTTGCCGGTGGCGGTGCTCGTCATTACGGCATCGCGTAGCTTGCTTCCCTTCTGCTGCAACAGATGGGCCACATTCGTGGCGTACTGCTGCACAAAGGCAGTTGATACCTGGTCTGACATGGGATTGGCCTCGAAAGGTCATGACGCACGATGTGCGTCTGCGAGGCTTATCCACTGTGTCAGCGGGGCCAGCGTGGGAAATCGGCTATCCGAGGCTTATCCGGGTGCCACGCCGGGGCCATTTCGTTGGCTGGAAGGCTTATCCGGTCGCCACTCCGGGGCCGATTTCACTGCTGTACGCAGCCTAATGTTGCATGCCTAGGCTGGTTTTGCAACCTCCGGGTGCGCGAGGTTGTGTAAACGGGTCATTCTGGACACAGCAGGCGCATCGCCGGCCATGTACTTCTGGCTGAATGCCGAATCGCTCATCAGTTCATCAATCTTCGCTCGCGCCCCTGCCGGGCTCAGACCAAACTCCGATCCGCTCGTGGCTGCTGGCTCACCCGGCATCGCCTGCTCACCCAGACCCTTGCCGATCTTGGAGGTCAGTTCGAGTAGACCCTTCAGCCCCAGTGCGGCCTCGAGCTTGTTCACCGTCTCGTCGTTGATCCCAAACGCTTGCCGGAACCGCACACCCGCCTGGATGTTCTCGTCCCAGGCTGCGCCCCATTCCTTCCGTAGTTCCTGCTCGTCAGCGGTGGCCTGCTCCTCGCGCTGCGCCGCCATCTCGCCTGCCATCTCACCCAACCGTGCATTGTATTTGCCATGCAGCGCCTGGGCTTGCTGCTGGGATAGCCCGGCTGCATGCGCCCACTCACGCAGATCCGGGGTCAGGTCGAACGAACCCTCGGGT